GAGGACGAACCATCTTCAAAGGCCTCAATTCTGATGAGGCTGGACAGGAATTCCAGAACATGTGGGAAAGCTTTTCGGAGCCTGTTGGCATAGGAATGGATGCCAGCAGATTTGATCAGCATATATCTAGAGATGCACTGGAATTCGAGCACAAAATCTGGCCTACCATGTTTCCCCATTCTCAGCGAAAGGGGTTGCAGCGATTGTTAAAATGGCAAATCAACAATCGTGGGTTGGCTAGGTGCCCTGATGGTGAAATCCGATATGAAGTGGAAGGATGCAGGATGTCAGGTGATATGAACACATCAAGTGGGAATTGCTACATAATGTGTGCCACCGTTTATAATTGGTGCTCTAAATTGGGCATTCAACATTTTAGGTTGGCAAACAATGGCGATGACTGCATGTTGGTTGTGGAACGTAAGTTTGAGAGTTTGGTCCGAACAGGGTTGATCGAGTATTATAAGGAGTTGGGGTTCACAATGAAGGTGGAACCCTCTGTTTATGAGCTTGAGAAGCTTGAGTTCTGTCAAACTAGACCAGTGTTGGTTGGAGATTCTTATCGTATGGTTAGAAATCTTCACCAATCCATGTCTAAGGATTTACACTCTATCAACGATCTGGCTTCTGAGAAACACATGAGAGCTTGGGTTAGTGCAGTAGGTAGTGGTGGGCGTAGCATGAATGATGGGGTCCCGGTATTGTCTAAGTTCTTTCAGCAGTTCCCTCTTGCTAAGCAAGAGAAACTGTCGTCTGACTTATCTGAGAGTTTGCGTGAGCAGTGGAAATATAAGTTTTCACGCAGTGCAGCTTTCACCGGGGCCACACCAACTAGCTACTCTCGTTACTCCTTTTGGCTAGCTTTTGGGCTTCTCCCTGATGAACAGGTTGCCCTGGAGGAGAATTTCCATCCCTTAAAGATGGAAAGAATCGGTACTGATATTCAAGAGGAAGTTAGCCTCTTACAGTATTCTGGGGCATGATACTTACCACATCACCTCTATCTTATTGTTTTCTGTCTTTTATTTTGAAATGGAAAATACAAATGAAAATCCAGAAGCCCAACGTCGTGGGCGATCGAAAGAAAGAAGGTCGGAGGGCACATCCTATGTGGATGTTGCCAGAACTGCTGTGTTCAAGGAGAGTGACGTCAAGACCCAAACGGAACCCGCTATTTCTATGACTGTTGTTGGTGAAACCGTAACATTCACCCAACACTTTCATTTTTAGAATGGTAACCGTTCGTGTGGTGCATGATGCCACACCATTGTTAATGGTGTGGATCATAGTCATTGTCCTAGTCGCTGTGATAGGCGCATTGATGCAAAGCCCTCCTGAAAGATCTTACCATTCTTTCAAACACGACGAGTCCAAAATCCAATATATCACTATTGGTGGGGCCTCGCAAACTAAGACTAGTTAATTTATGTTTGTCTTGTGTCTGTTAATTGAGTCTGTTTTGTTTATTTTAGGGAGTGTATTCTGTTGGTCTCGTGATCAGTTGCGGAACCAGGTTTTCACTTCACCTCGAATTTTCTTTTGATTTTACAATCTGGCATTTTCCGATCCTCTCTTTGATAGTGCCGAATTTGACCTTTATCTAGCGGAATTTGAAGAAGCTGATTTGTTGGAAGCTACTGCCACTGTTGCGTTCACTGAAACGACTTTGGGTTTAGCTCTTACTACAGTTGCACTTCCGGTTATCGCTACAGCGGGTGTTGCTTTCGCAGGATACGAGTTGTACGAATGGCTAAGTCGAAGACCAGAGCATCGAAGCGAACCACTTCTAGTGGCGCCAAGCGCTCAAAGTCTGTCAAATCCGTTGGTACCTCCAAGTCGCAACAGCGCGGTCCCATGGGTGGAACCTCAAAACCCCCTTCTGAAAGGGGGTCGCGGTCCACCTATTTCTCGACGGCGCCAGCGGCGATAGGAGCAATCATGGTGGGTAGGGGACCTTCTGTCACCTACATACCGAATGGTGCTAGAGTTACGGGTGAGGACTATGTCACCACTCTTTCTCCAGTCAATTCTGTTAACACCACCTGGGCAACAGTTGCTGGGTTTCCACTTAACCCTTATGGGTTAGGGTCAAATACCTTATGTGATATGGCTAGAATATACAAAGAGTATCGGTATACTAGGTTGGCAATTTGTTACGTTCCCTCTGTGGGGACGGGGTCTGCTGGACAGATTGCAGTGTATAGGAAGAAAGACCGACTTGATCCTTTGTTGGATCCTAATGGCGCAAATTTCTTTCCCTTCGTGCTTAATCAACGCACCGGAGTCATTGCTCCTGTTTGGCAGGCTGTTAGTTTTGAGACTACTACTAGTGATAATTGGCGGTCCACAATACCGATTGAGACTGATCCTAATGATGAATGTGATGGTGAAGTGTTTGTTGCAACTAACAACACTTCCACTAGTCCCATTATTTCTATAGGACTTGTCAAGATTATGTATGTCTGTGAGTTTAGGGAGTTAGGGAGGAATTCGCGCACTGCGCTCATCCCTCTGGCTCTGCAAATTTACAGCAACATTTCTGTTGGTGGGAATGGGCTGTCAGTTACTCCTGCTTCCTTATTCTCTGTTAGCACCTTCGCGAATGATCAGACAGGTAATCCTTCTGTTACGCCTAGTGCTATACAAATAGGGGACATCTTTAAGTTTGTTGTTGATACCAATCGTTCCTCGTTTGGAGCGTCCAATCTCAGCAACTTACTTGCGGTGTCTATAGGTGGGGGTAACCGTGCCATAACTCTTGCAAATGGGTACACAATATACTTAGTGTATGTTGGAGCCAATGTGTGGGAGGGGTTTCTTACATACCCAATGGCTAGTTCGTTAGGTAATCCTTTACTGTTTAATTTAACTTCCGCTTCCCTCACTTTTAATTTGGTGGGGATGATATCTCTTATTGGTACGGACTTGTTCCGGACCAATGTTGATATATAAAATACAAACAAATTAGGTAGGCACCACAATCCATCAGTGGTGGGTAAATTAAAATGTTGGCTGGTAGTGTGACAAGCTGCTAGAGCATCTCTTGCTTGGTTAATCATCATACATGTTGACGTGCACCGCGAATCCTGGGAAACAGGTTTAACGGGCTCCCTCGGTAGGGGGGCCGACGTATTCTTTGCATGTGCTTCAGT